ATTATCTTTAGAAACCAATGTTCTTGGAATGTAGAAAAACTCATTACCGTAAATCTTTAACGATTCGATAATAAGATCTTCAACTAGGTACTGCTCGTTGCGAGTACCATGAGAAAAATACACATTGGTTGGCATTGATTAACCTATAAAAAAATCTAGAGGTGCTGACTTAGTTGCTAAAGAGTCTTCTAATTCTTTTATTTCATTGACAGCTTCGTCATATAATTTATCACCATCTAATGTAACACCACCTGGAAGTTGAATGCCAGAAAACTTTTTAATGTTGGTCGCCCACTGTTTCTTAAACAATGCAGTAACGTAGTGTTTTAACCAAGACTCATTCCAAACTTTACTAAACTCAGTTGGATCCAATGCACGATATCCTTGAGCAATAATATAATCGCCAAGAATAACATCGCTTTCCCAATTAAGATCTAGATACAAGCGATTCATACGACGATTAAATCTAAACAGTTGATGTCCGTTTAATTCTAAGTCTAATAATGCTAACTGTCCCATGACAGTTTTATAATAGATGAGAGAAGTAGAAGTTAAATCGTACAAGTCATTTAAACGTAACTGGTACTGTAAATCAAAAATATTCTTTGAAGATGATGCTTGTCCGATAGAAAGAACCTTAGTAACACCGTAAACTAGATCTGGAATATTAATATACTTAAGATCATATTCACGTAAAGTTATTGGAGTTGACCCAAGAACAGCAGTTGTTCCAGAAGCAGAGCCAGTAATAGTTTCACCAGCAACAAATGTTCCAACTACTTTTTTAACTAGTAGTAATGTTCCTGCTGAAACTCTAGAAGTTTCACGAACAACTTCCGCAGTGGCTCCAGATGATGAACCTGTAACAACTTCTGCAAGAACAAAGTTACCTGCCACAGAAGTTGTAAGAGTCATTTCAGAAGCACGAATTTGGTGCTTCATGTAAATTTGCTCTGTACCATCTGAATGGTATTGTCTCCAATACTCTAACGCTTCGTCTAAACGATCTTCTAATTGGTCTTCGTCCACGTTAATTTCAAGCACTGGTGCACCCAGCGCACGAAGTGCGTATTGTTTTAAATCTTCTCTAGTGCCGACAGCCATATTAGTTTCCTACTTTCTTTTGTAGTTCTTCAATCATAACTTGCTGTTCTTTGATTGCTTGAATTAACAATGGTACCAATTTTTCGTATTGAACTGTTTTATAGTTCTCACCAGAACGAGAGATTTCAATTCCTTCTTGTAAAGAAATTATATCAAATGGTGCTGGCTTAACGATTTGAGGAAGAACTTTTTCTACGTCTTGGGCGATAACACCGACTTGTTCGTCTTTATTTGTATAACCAAATGATTCAGCCAACTGATTTGCATTGTAAGTCACACCACGTAGTGACATTACTTTTTCGATAGCATTATCAATTTCAGTAATGTTTTCTTTTAGACGCTCGTCTGAGTAGAAAGAAGTGATAGCGTTTGTTGCACGGATCTCACCAGTAGTAGCAGATCCAGCTGTACCAACACCTAACGAGTTAAATTGTACGTTAGAAGAAGTAGCAACTGCTTGTCCGATAGAAACTTGAGTTCCCGAAACAGTAACTCCAGTACCAGCAGTAAGAACAGTGATTGCTGCAGAACCATCAAAATTTACACCTTGAATCGCACGTGGAGTAGTTAGTGTAGCTGCAGAACCTGTTGTGTTTTGATTACCTGTTGTATTTACCCCTGGAAGATTAATGTTTGCAGATCCGTTAAAACTTACACCACCAATAGTTCTAGCAGTCGTTAGTGTTGCAGCAGAACCAGTAGTGTTTTGATTTAGTGTTGGGAAAGTACAGTTGGCCAAGTTTCCAGAAGATGGAGTTCCAAGAGCTGGAGTGACCAGAGTTGGACTAGTAGCTAAAACAGCTGCGCCAGTACCAGTAACACTTGTGAAACCAACAAATTCTGCATTCCATCCTGCTGCACCATTACCAGCAGTTAGATCTATAGAAATACATGATACCGCTGTGCCTGGAAGAACTGTGGCTACAGTAGCAGCATTAGCTGCTCTTACTTCAACACTACCAGTTGAATTATTGACAATTAGGAATTCCATACCTAATGTCATTGTCTGAGGAGCAGGTAGCGATACTATTTGTGTAGTAGTACCAGTAAAGAACTGCACACGATTACTGTTTACAGTTAATGTAGTTGTACCAGCTGCAGTGGCAGTAGTGTTATAACCTTGTTTGGTATTATTAACAATTGGAAGAGTGATTGTTGGACCAGTACCAAAAACTAATGCGCCAGAACCTGTCTCATCTGTAATAGCAGAAATAAGGTTAGCAGAAGAAGGAGTCGCTAAGAATGTAGCAACACCAGTTCCTAATCCAGAAACACCAGTAGAAATCGGTAGACCAGTACAACTTGTAAGAGTACCAGAACTTGGTGTTCCAAGAGCTGGAGTAGTTAATGTTGGGCTAGTTAATGTTTTGTTAGTTAATGTTTCTGTACCAGCAATCGTAGCAAGAGTACCAGTAGTCGGTAAAGTTACGTTAGTATTACCAGAGGTAGTAAGTGTGGTTGTATGAGCACCAGAAGTAGTAAAGTTACCACCGATTGTAATTGTTTTACCAGTATTTGCAACACCAGTACCACCATATTGCCCAGCAATAACAGAAGCATTCCAAGTGCCACCAGTTAATGTTCCAACTGCAGTAACCTGAGTTTGAGAAGCATTAACAGAAAACGCAGTTCCTGTTAATGTTAAGCCAGTGCTAGCAGTGTATGTTCCTACTCCAGAGAACTGGAAATACGTAATATTGTTTGTACCAACAACGAACGTATCTGGATCTGCTACATAAGCAACCCAACCTGTGTTTGCTTGAGTAGTTCCAGCTTTAACGAATACATAAGAACCTGGAATTTCACTGGCTTGGTCACAAACACCACAACGAGTTAAAATCCAAGGTGTGCTACCATCACCCACTTGAGTTAAATTGTAGCGACCATTTTGCGCAGCAGTCGATTGGTTTTTAACTAAAACACCATTCAACCCTACAGCAGTTGAATCTACTGTAATACCATCAATAGTAGGGAACGCTCCATTAGAGGTCGCTGTTAATGTAGCACCAACACCTGCAGTTCCGTTTGAGTATGTTGCAGTTAAGTTAGCAGTCGTTGCTACTTCTACCGCAGGTGCTGCTTTTAATCCTTGAGCAACTTCATCAACGTATTGTTTGTTTGCAGCGTCAGTGCTAGCAGATGGTGTGGCGACATTGGTTACAATATTGGAACCCATACTAACAGTTTTAGTAGAACCAATAGTTAGGTTACCAAGAGTTGTTGTGCCTGTTACACCAAGTGTTCCAGTTAATGTGGTATTGCCAGCAACTGCTGCGTCTGTGCCAACAAATAGTTTTTTGGCGATACCAACACCACCATCAACAACCAAAGCACCAGTGGTGATGCTAGAAGAATCTGTAGTATTATTAACTTCAACTTGAACTGCAGACTTAACATCTAGTTTAGTGCCAGACAATGTTGCTGTAACTGTACCTGCGTTATAGAAAGTAAACGTGTCTTCATCTGAACCAGCAGATGTTTCTGTTAAAATATATGTATCACCATCTACGTCTTTAACTCCACCCAATGACCCCCATGCGTTTCCTGGACCATAGCCTTCGAATGAAGAAATTTGAGAGTTATAACGAACCATACCTGCTACGGCAGATCCTGGTCGTTGTGATGTATTACCAACAGGTAAAGTCCAATGACTTGTACCAGTAGACGCTAGAGTATTAAGACCCGCAAAAGATGTTACTGTAGTTCCAAGTGCTACTGCAGTAGAACCGATAGTTAAGTTAGCAGCAACCCAGTCAGGTGCAGTGGAAGCACCAGTAGAACGAAGTAGATAGCCTGTCTCACCTGGAGCAATAAATCCTGTGTCATTAGTATCTTCTTGATACATAATGTAACCAGCAGAACCGCCAGCAATATTAGTCGCTGTTGTAGCAGTAGTTGCAGTACCAACAGTGAGAGAAGACTGACTTGTCCAAGTTGGAGCAGAAGATCCAGCAGATGTTAAAACTTGACCAGAAGTACCTGCTGCAGAAATAGCTAAAGCTGAACCACCCGAGTAAACAATACCACCAGCAACTGCAGTTAAATTAGCAGCAGTTCCACCATAAGCTAAACCGACAGCAGTTCCTTGCCAAACAGAGTTGGTTGATAATGTTTTATTAGTAAGTGTTTGACTTCCAGCAAGAGTCACAACTGTCGCTCCACCACCTGCGGTAGAACCATCGTGTAGTCTTAGCGTTTTTGCTTCGCTATCGTAGGTGATCTCACCAATAGCACCAGTGAACGCATTGTTCTGGGTAGTCGTACCTCTTCTAAATTGTACTTGGGTTGCCATTTAAAATTTCCTCTAATTTTGTATATTTATGCTTGCGCTTCTGACCAGAACAAGTTTAAGTTGACTGTTGCAGTATCTGCTGATAGATTTCTAACAACTACTGCCAAGACGTCAGGACCATCTGGGAAGTTACTATAACCACCAATAGCAGAGTTTGATAATTCTTTAAGGCTTGACAAGTCAATCTCAGCAAAACCAGCTGGTGGTCCAAGTGTAGAGAATACCTGCTCACCTGGAGTTGCTGTAGTTGTGCTACTAGTAGATACTTGAGCAAAAGATGGTTGTGAACCTAATGCTGTTGTATTAACAGATGTCCAAGTTAGTGAAGAAGCATCAATGTTTCCTGGATTTAAAATACCATAAACTTGCACAGACTTGTCTGATTGTAATTGTAATTTTTGTAGTAACAACTGTGAACGATTGATTAGATCTCGATCACCAAATTGTCCTGCAATAGAGTTTGACACCGATGGAGCTAATCGTAAAAAGAATGCAGTTTCTGAAGAAGCTGCAGTAACAGTATTACTTAATGACGCATAGTTAAAGTAGTATCCACGATCTGTATCAAAACCACCATCCATAATGTATGAAGAACCCCAGTGATTTAACTGTGGTGCAGCAGTACAAGAAATAAGAGTCACAGATGTATACCCATTATTTTTATCATGTTCTGCTGCAGCACCACCACTAAATGTTTTATTAGATCCACCAATAAACATTTGGAATGATGCTCCACGAGTACATCCTGTTAATGTATTAGATGTTTTTCCTGTATATGTAATAACTTCGTTTTCAATAAGAACTGTTCCACCTGACGCTGGAAAACGAGAAGCGTCTAACAAATCAATAGAAGTTTCGCTATCATCTAAGTCTTCATTTAAACGACCAATAACTGACTCGTTTAATGTTTGATAACGAACTGCAGTATTACCTGTTCTCATATACGCTTCATCATTTAAGTTATTTTGTTTTAAACGATGCACAAGAATCATGTTACCATCTGGTCCACGACACATATAGTCAATAAATCCAGCACCGTACCAAGAGAACGAAATACCTAACATTTGCATTTTATTCAGGTTCATATTATATCCTGAGATACCAGTTCCATCTACCTTGTCAATATTAAATTGAGATTGTGGGATACGAGTGTCAATAACTGTAGCCATTTTAATACCAGATGAATTATTCACACCACGGTATTCTGGATTAATTGTTAAAGCAGTATCACTTGTAATACTACCAACACGATATGTCATACCACGGATAACAACTGAGTCACCAACTTTTAATTGTTGGGTGAAACGAGTTGAAGTACCAGTGACTGATTGCGAACCTGCCGTAACTGCAATAAATCCTGATAACTGATATGTGGCAGATCGTTTAACAACTGCTAATTCTTGTCCATCAAATTCCCAGAACAATCCGTTTTGATCATCAAATGGACCAACACGAACTGTTGCTCCGTGCCAGTTCTTTACTGTGACACGAGGAATATTTGTAATAACTGCAGAAGCAGAACCCAGAGATTCTGAAGCTATGACTGTAAATGTATTTTCACCAGTAATGGTATTAACACCATATGTTCCATTATATCCAGATGTAACAACACCTGAAATAATAACAGTAGCACCTACTTGAAGAGAGTGATCTAATTCAGTGGTAACTGTAATTAAAGAACCAACTGAAGTTCCACTGGCAGAAATTTGGTCTAAGTTAATAACTGGATTTAGCGATACACCTGACGTCCAAAGAACACCTTTACCTGATTGATAACGCATGTACTTTTTAGTTTGACGTGAAACAGATGCTCCATGAGATGGTACAAAGTTAGACAGCGTAACACCGCCATCGAATGGACGATGAAGAACATAAGCGTCAGAACGAGTGTACATTGAAGTGACGATGCTACTAGTAGAAACTGCACCACCAACACGAGCAGTGAATGTAAATGTTGTTGCTGATGGAACTGTTTCTGCAAAGAAATTACCAGTTAATAATGCATGATTCGTTCCAGTCGATGTAGCAATACCCACAAGTGGAGCACCTGGAACTAAGCCATGATTGGCAGAACAAGTTACTGTGATGACTGATGGATTTGCGCCATCAGAAGAAACAGAAGAAATTGGTAAAGAAGACCCAGCATAGAAACCACCACGACGAGCATAAGTGATACCAGTGAACAAAGATAATGCATTAGTACCAACAATACCCTTTGCAAAATAGGTAAAAGTAGTGGAAGATGGAACAGAGTTAATAACGAATGCACCTTCGGCACGAGCAGAAGTGCTAGTATTACCAAGACCATAAACAATAACAGCATCATTAACGGATAAACCATGTTCAACAGAAGTTGTTACCGTAATTAAAGATGGAGACGCTCCATTAGTTGTTACGTTTGATAAGAAAATATCAAGTCCAGGTTTTTCATAAATTCCTGGAACTCCACGAATGTCAGCGTAGTTCTGCCACTTGGTTGTTTGTAAACCATATTCAAAGTCAGCGTCAATTAAAGACTGTGGATTTGCTACACGAATACGTTCAACAGCATCAACACCAAAAGCGTATGGGCGAATAATATTACCAACTTGTTTTGGTGCATCTGTATAAACTGCTATCTTGTGAGTAGATAGCATTGAAGAAGTATCTTTAGTTAATGTTACTGTTGTAACACCATCTTGTTCTGAAAAGAATGTAGAATTATCTGCAGCATCATATGTTAAAGTGCCAGAACGAGTAGGGTCGCCGAGTGCGTAGATATTCTCTTGTGTAGTTTTGTTAGTAATAATTAACAGTTGAGTTTCATCAACCTTACCTGGAAATTTTACTGTTCCAGCGTTTGCATTACCTGGAGTGAA